AGAAGCCCACCTTGTCTTGATGCGAGCGGACAAGGGGCGCCCGGAATACTCTAGGTGCTCTTTATCCACGGATGAGAAGAAGGGGAAGTTGTCTTTCTCTTCATCATCACGTGTCAAGAAGAACTTCATCAAGGCCCCTAGATCGTCGACGTTGTTACGCCGGCGCCTAGGTTCAACCACAACACCCTTGACAAGAGGGCGATGAAGTTTATGGTCATGACGCTCAGGCTGGCAAGGCCCACTGTCATGACGGCCAAGAAGAACTGAGGTAGGACTCACTACAGGGAAAGGAATAATCCTTTCAATGCGTGCGTCCAACCATGCAACGGCGGCACGAAACCACCATGAAACATGTGATTTCGGAGGCTAACCGTGCGTTCCAGTTCTCTAGTATCCCGCCGGTTCTCAGCAAGTCGACTACGGACCTTCACGATGGAAACATCGTGACCGTCGTAATAGTCCTTGCCACAACTCTCTCTGAACTTACCAGTCCAGAAAGACTTGTCAATCGACACTCGAAACCCAAAAGTTTCGAGGGCCTGAAGAACCGATTGCACGTAGTCTACAGGTACGATAATATCGTCCCCGTAGACGCGCACCGAGCCATAAAGGCTTTGAACGTCCTTTATGGTAAGGCGTCGGTTGAGCTTCTCTTCTATCCCTACGAAGACAACAGTCATAAAGACTAGGGCTTCCATAGGAAAGCAGAGAGCTGACCCCATAGACGCGAACTTGGCAAGACGGATAGTCCTGCCTTGTACATCAGCCTTTCGCGATCTAGTAGCGTCCACCGCTTCCCGTAGGAAACGATGGTTCGCTAGTAGAAGACGTACATGCTGATTCGAAACTCTGTCAGAGGCTTCACTCAGATCGAGCGTTGCTAGGGTTCCATCCATGGATCCCTTCTTAGCTGCCACTTGATTAGGCAACTGAGAATCTGAACATATCAGGTTCCGTGAGATGTCAACTTCACGGATCCGACGGTTCATTACTCGGAGGATACCTTGCTGCATATACTGCATCTCGGTAGGCTCCATGGCAATGATCCGAGGAGTTTTGAGCGTTTTAGGCACCATGATAACCTTAACGGGTATCTCGGTACCGGGGGAACGGAATATAACGTCCTCGTATCTAGGTACACACGAGGTCCCTTGGTTGGGGAAGAGATGTTCCCAAAACGGAAACACATTCTCCAACCGGGTCGTCCACAGCGTAGGATCGTACTTTCCGTTTCCGGAACGTCGATCAGCTGTGGCGCCACCTCCATGCTTTGGCACAACTCTTCCTTTTGCGATATCTTCATCGCAAAGAGTGAAAAGTTCGGCCCAAAGCAAACGACCAACACGCTGAAAACGATCAGCCAAAGTCCTATCCTGTAGGACAGGCGATTTGGTAACATCGTTCGAAAGCGTGTAGTCATAGTGGCGTATATCCTGTTCAATCTCGAGGTACTTATCGAAAGCAGCTTGCATACGCTCAGGTGAGCACTGCAAGTCAATCTTAGCCCACATCAGAGTTATCTGACGTATGGCTTGGATTGCCGCGATAGATGGTACATCGAGCAACCGATCACCACTCAGGGTGAACACCTGGCGAAGGAAACCTCCGAGAAATCGGGGGAGACCCCCAGTACGCTGGAAACCAGCGAACTGGTTGGAGCCGACGAAACCTTGGTCAAGACTTTTTTGGAAGTCTTTTCCAAAGTTTGCCAGGCTGATCGTTAAAAACGACAGCCCTTCGTGTTCAACCCTAACCGTGACTGTTTTGAAGTCACGGCTGGTGCTTATGCCGCATCGCTCTCCCAAATCAATGAGAGAGCACTGCAAGAGCGCTATCAGGCTATTCTTCATTCCCTGCCTTACGGTAGGTGGATGATCCTTAGCCCATGCCCTCAGTGGAGAATCTGTTAGTTCTCCCCACCCACTAGCTGGGTGACCCTCGCGCCAGACGAAGCAGTAAGGTAGCCGGTAAGACCGTCTACCATCTGCTTGATCTCAGCTGCCGTGAAACCGTTCACAGGCGTGTCGATGACCAGATAACAACTCTGGTTCACCTTCACGTTCTGGTTCGGAATGAACGGGTCAGCCGAGAACTTCGTCTGAGCAAGTCGAATGACGCGGCGAGTGCGCTTCCCGTAGGTGTGGGAAGCCGTCAGCTGCCAGAGACCATCAGAGCTTGTGTAAGCACTGGTGTTCTGGCCGGTTGACGTCCTCGGAAGAGGAATCGCAACGGCATTGACTGTAACAGAGGATGGGTCGGCAAGAGCCATGAGCGTGCGTCCTTACAGTTGATGTGAGATCGCACGGTCTGTGCAACCTGTCGATCTGAACGGGAACTGGTGGATCTCACACAGTTCTGACGTTCAGACCCTTTTCTGTCTTGGTAAAACCAAGAGCAGAAAGGATGGCCCAACGTCGAGGCGATAGCGCCCCGAGGTCAACGCCAAATCCATATGGTGTGCTACGAGTGCGTCGCTTTTCATGAAAGTAATCATGACGAACGACACCCTCGCGTGGCGCAACAGCCCCAACTTTCGGGACAAATTGCGACATGTGCATGGATCGATCCACGAATGTTTCGTGCATCACATATCCATACCTTAGCACAAGACTATCGCTCGAAAGAGCTGTCACATTAGAAATAAATGTGCCAGCATCCGAGAAGTAGTCGATAAGCCAGGACCAAGGAGTCAATTCCCAGATGGTTTCCGGTGTAAACCGGGTACCCAGAAGGTGATTAGCCTTCTGTTCATAGTGCTCCAACTTACCGAGAAAACTATGTGACTCGGCAAGATGGTAGCTCCATGCACCTGAGAACCAAGTACGTGAATTGATATTATCAATACACGTAACGATTCCTTGGGAGTCGTAATACCGGAGCATTGTGTTCTGTGGAGAAATCCCATCAGATTCAATCATGGGATATCCCCACCCGACGTCTTTCTTAAGGACGACGGCGGTATTCGTCTCCTCCAAGGTTGCCTTTTTCCGAACAACGGTATCAGAATTACGTTGATACTGCATTTCTCGAACCATTTTATTGGCTTTGAGAACGGATTGAGCCATCTTTTGCACATCACTAATAGTGGGTGCAATACCGAACTGGTAATTGAGGTATTCTCCCCCGGCATTAGCCAGTGAGAGACCCTTCTTACGCAGAATGGTACCGGTGAGATGAGGAAGACCTTCCCTCTTAATCTCAGCCAGAAAGGTGGCAAGGCTAACCTCCGGCGCAGTTGGAATTGTACGTTGAATCATTTTACGACCGTCAGCCATAATCTGTGACTGAGCAGGCGTATATGATCCAATGTCGGGAAGAAAGACACCAGCAGAGATAGCTGAGTTCAGGGACAAAGGTCCCATATACTCAAATCTCACAGGTGTCGGTGGTGACTTAAGCCTAATTGCTGTAAGGCCAAAGTCAGTCCACCACTTCTGAGTAAGAAAATCATGTCCAGTATCGTATTGACGTCGAAGGACGCCGCGATCCTGGCCAAGAGTCTTACGAAGTTCCTTCCCATCCAACGAATCGCGCGCCGATGTGCCACGATCCAGCCGCTCGCTAGAGCGATACGACGTAGTCGTCTGCTGGAAGGTGGCACCGGTCAGTGTCATCGATCCTCGCCGAGTAACTTGACCGTTCACACTGTGCCAAAATGGCGCAGTAGGATTCGGAAAAGTTCTCGACAAGGTCTTCGTTGGCACTGAATGTCCTCCATATGGATGAAGTGCTGCAGTAATAGAAGAATTACTGCAGAAATGCCTCATGCAGAGAGAGGTAGGATCACTACATCTCGGCATAAAGCACCGGGGGCCCCTCCGG